CTAGAGGAATGGGATCTTTAACCCCAACACGTAATGGAAGTGTTGTAGGAAATGATTATTATCTGTCAACAGCGGGTGATATTGTCGCCGACCCCTCAGCCCCAAATGCCTTCGTTGAAGGAATTATGGAAGGAAAAGAGTGGGTTTGGGATAACGGCATAATTAAAGAAACGGAAATAGATAAATATAGGCATAGTATTTCATCAGCTACAAGTATCAGTTTATCTGATGCTAAGCTAAATGCGTTTGCTGATTTTATTTCTAAGTTGTAAAGTATTATAAATATAACAAACAATTATAGACAAATATAATCCATTAATATTTGAAACTCAGTTAGGAGCAATAAAAATGGTAAAAGAAGAAACAACGGAAGCAGAAGTTCTTGAAGAACAAGAAGAACAGGCTGAAGCTGATAATGAAGCTCCCGTAGAAGAGCTAGAGGAAGCTCCTGCAGGGGTTCAAGATTTAGGTGGCGATGATCCGAATACGGGTAAAGCTAATAAACCTGATCCGGGAACAAAAAAGACACCTGGCAGAAAAGCAGATAAATCTGCTGGTGATAGTTCTCAACCAACTCAAGGATCTTCAGTAAAACCCACACATGAAGAAAAACAAGTAAAATCAAATACCAAAAATGGTATGATTGCACAAGTTTATGAAATGTTGAAGGGTATGAGTAAGGATGAAATTTCCGAAAAATTCTCATTAATGCAAGATCTGGTTGATTTAGATATTGAAGAATTAAACAAAGAAGCTGATGCGGAAGCTAGTGAAGAAGAAGTTGTCGCTGAAGCAAAGGAAAAGATTCTTTATTCTCGGAAAGATCTTACTGCAGATGATATTGAACTCGATTCTAAAGATGATATTGAAGCAATATCTGGCCAAGAAGAACTTTCAGATGAATTTAAAGCGAAAGCTAAAGATATCTATGAAACAGCAGTTAAAGCTAAAGTAGTAGATGAAGTAAATAAGCGCGTTGAGAAAATTGAAGAAGAATATCTCAGCGAAATTGAAGAATCCACAAAGAAATTCCAAGGTGAAATGGTTGAAAAGGTAGACAACTACCTCAACTATGTTGTTACAGAATGGATGGAAGAAAATAACCTTGCAGTTGAGCGAGGGATTAAATCTGAATTAACAGACGATTTTATGACAGGTTTAAGAAATCTCTTTAAAGAACATTACATTGACGTTCCAGAAGAGAAAGTCGACATTGTAGATGACCTATTTGAAAAGGTTGAAGAACTTGAAGCTAAATTAAACGAAGAAATTGATAAAAATGTTTCTTTGAAGAAAGACCTCGCAGAAGCTACAAAAGAGGGAATCCTGAGTGATGTTTGTGAAGATTTGGCAGATACACAAAAGGAGAAAATTTCTAGTTTAGCAGAAGGTGTAGAATTTGAAAATGAAGAACAATTTAAAGCAAAATTATCAATGTTAAAAGAATCATATTTTCCTCAAAAAGAAGTGGTTAAAAGTGAAGATGAAGTAACTGAAACAACTTCGACTACAGAGGAATTGAGTGAAGAGATTGAAGGTGTTCAAGCAGAATCAAGAGGTGCTCAAATGCAAGCGTATCTTGATATGTTAGGACGCTCTCAAAAACAATAACATAACTTTAACCACTTATACATTAAAGGAGAATTAAATGTATATTGCTGAAGAAATTCAAAAAAAGTGGGCACCTGTGATTAATCATCCTGATTTGGATGAGATTAAAGATCCTTATAGGAAACAGGTTACTGCTGTAATTTTAGAAAACCAAGAACGCATGATGCGTGAATCTAAAGGTGGTATGGGGCTCTTATCAGAGTCAGGTCCTACTAACGTTATGGGTGCTTCTAGCTCTACGGCTGGAGATGGATCAGTAGATATTTACGATCCAGTACTTATTTCATTGGTAAGACGTGCGATGCCTAATTTGGTTGCGTATGACGTTTGTGGTGTACAACCAATGACAGGACCTACCGGTCTTATTTTTGCAATGAGAGCACGATATGCTACACAAGGTGGTGACGAAGCTCTCTTTAATGAAGCTAATACTTCATTCGGTTCCGCAAATACTAATGCGGCTAATACACAAACCGGTGACAATCCTGCAGATTCTGGATATATGGCATATACAGGTATGTCAACAGCTAACGCAGAAACTAGGGGTGCTAATGATCCTCAAGTTAATGGTGACGCTATTCCAGAAATGGCTTTCTCAATTGAGAAGGTTACTGTAACCGCAGTAAGTAGAGCACTGAAAGGTGCATACTCAATGGAATTGGCACAAGACTTAAAAGCAATTCATGGTCTTGACGCTGAAACTGAATTAGCTAATATTCTTTCCGCTGAAATTTTGGCTGAAATTAATAGAGAAGTTATTCGTTCCATTGGCTCGTCAGCTAAACCTGGTGCTGCATACGGTACTGCTACTTCTGGTACTTTTGACCTAGACGTTGATTCTAACGGTAGATGGTCAGTAGAAAAATTCAAAGGTCTGATGTTCCAGATCGAACGTGAAGCTAATGCGATAGCAAAAGACACACGTAGAGGAAAAGGGAACATGATCATTTGTGCATCTGATGTTGCTTCGGCTCTTCAAATGGCAGGTGTTCTAGACTACACTCCAGCATTGCAAACTGGAATTAATGTTGATGATACTGGTAATACTTTTGCTGGTGTTCTCAATGGTCGATTCAAAGTTTACATTGACCCATTTGCGGCTAACCAAGCAACCAACTATATGATTGTTGGTTACAAAGGTTCTAGTCCTTATGACGCTGGACTTTTCTATTGTCCTTATGTTCCACTGCAAATGGTAAGAGCAATTGGTGAAGATAACTTCCAGCCACGTATCGGGTTTAAAACTCGTTATGGTATGGTAGCTAATCCTTTTGCTACATCAGCCGCAGCTGGTGCAGTTGACATCGACGGAACACTCGGTGCGACCAACCAAAACGTATATTACAGACTAGTTAAAGTTGCTAACTTGATGTAATCTAACTGAAAAAGGG